CTGGAATCATCCAATAGTAAGTATCAAGAACAGGTCCTTGAGATTCAAAGATTAAGAGACAGGCTAAAAAAGTATGAAGGCGATTAGCAATGCCAATTTCTATAGATTGGGGTACTAGGGTTATATCTGTCCCACAGAGTTATCTTACTCCTTTGGGTGGAAGTGTCTATGAACTAAATCTAGATGAGTTCAGGTTGGATTTAAAGGGCCTAGAAGATGACGTAGATGGAATGCCCTTTCCAGACACTCATAGGCATTTTACCCAGGTATCCCTTGCTGGTATTACACTCGGTAGAGTTATAGAAATAATAAACGGCTTTACTGTAACCTTTGATGACGGACAATATGCTGTAAATGCTGTAGGGGCTAACAGTAATATAGCCGATGTTATGAATTTAAATCAAGTTTCTCTTAGGACCTTCAACTCCGCCGGGTTACAGGTAGTAACTGCGGGTTCCGGTGTAACAGAACAAGATAAATTAGATATTGCAGATAGGGTGTGGGATGAGGACAAGGTGACTCATACCGTATTCGACTCCTTTGGAAATGAAGTACAATTACTTCTTTCTAGTTCAGAAATACCAAGCATAGTCAGCGGAGTTTGGAATGCGGACAAATCGGGATATATGGTTGGGGGTAGTTTCGGGGAAGAAGTCCAATCCCACGCTACTCCAGAAGAGGTTGAAACCCAAGTAACCGTGTCATTGGCTGCTTATGATGCGCCTACAAAAGCAGAAATGGACATATTAGAAACCAGTCTATCAACATTGATTATAGACGTGTTAGGTATAACAGGTCAAAATGTTAAATGGTCTGGATTTGAGCATGATGATAATAATAATTTGACACATGCCGTTATAACTCAATATACAGACAGCACCCTGGCTACGATTAGAAAGAACTGGCAGTTGGATGCCACATATGATACAGAAAATCAATTAACCAGTTATCAGATGAAGATAGTCTAATGCCAACCGCGGATAGGATCGCTTCTCTAGGAAGAACGGGAAAAGTATCAGCTATTTCTATAGCATCTTTAGGAAGATTAGAGGTATATGAGAGAATTTACGGTGGAATATCCCGTAAAATCATGGACATAGTATCTCGAATCATAGGAATAATTAAAGTTACTTCGAGAATGGACACATAATGACTACTGTAGAGCTTGTCTCTGTAATCTATGACAATATAATAGAAGTAAAATCACTAATAATAGACACAATAAAGGTTTTATCTGAAAGAAAAGACGTTGATATATCAATTTATAGTAAAACATACTTTACTATGAAATTAATATCTAGCATAGAGGACCTATAATGACAATCGGAGAAAGGTTTTATGTCGGAAGTACTCCCCTGGTACAAGTCGATTGTGTGGAGGATATAACGGGGGCTTCTACCACGGAAATCAGGGTTAAAAAGCCTAGTGGAGTAGCGGATTCCTGGGAGGCTACTGTAACTAATGATTCTAATGGAACTCCTAGATATTTAGAATATCAAACTCAAACCGGAGAATTGGATGAAGCCGGAGAGTGGAAATTCCAGAGCTATGTAGTGATTAATGGAAGAGGAATATATGGTACAACTGCCTCTGTAACTATAAACGAACTATTTACATAGGGAAAGGAGCGTTTCAATTTATAATGAAACAAAGAATGGTGTTACCAGATAAAAGGAAGATTCGTAATCTTAAACAATATAAGGATATGACCGATGAGGAGTTTGAAGAGTCATATGCCAGCGAGATTCTGGAATCCATCGCGGTATTAGAAGAACAGATGGAAGAAAGAGTAGCAAAGAAGTTAGAGCTGCTTTCAGAAGATTACGATATGGATGATATGAAGGTGAATGACAGGGTTCAGCTTCGAGCCATGATTTTAGCCGAACTTCAGTTAGAAGATTTGGAAAAGGCCGTATATACCTTACGTCAAAATATTGATGTACAGAATATAGTGGTCTTAGAAAAATTGAATAACATTATGGTAAAGCTTAGAAGCGATATATCATCACTCTCAGTAGATTTGCAGCTTACTAGAAGAATTAGAAAGGCGAGCAAAGAGGCTAGCGTGGTGACTTACTTGGGCGATTTGAAGAAAAAGGCAATGAAGTTTTATAAAGAAAGAATGTTATATGTATTTTGTCCAAACTGTAGATATTTACTGTCTACAGTTTGGTTGCTTTATCCAGATAGTTCAAATTCCTTACATCTAAAATGTGACCACTGTAATCATAGCTTTGAGCAGCCACTGAAGGACCTTTATAAAGTTGGAAACAAAAACTTAGAGGACGTAACCTTGCCATGAGAAGGGTATTATTTATAGGAGGCGGCAGGCGTGTAGAGCTTGCTAGGATGTTTAAGGAGAGGAACTACGCTGTATATTCGTATGAATTAGACTATAAGGTTCCTATAGGCTCAGAGGCTGAGATAATTATTGGAAAGGATTTTAATGACTTCTCTGTATATAACGATATTTTGTCGGTGGCCTCCTTTTATGATGTTGATTTAATAATTCCTCTAATGGATGCCGCGGTACAAGCGTGTTCATATATAAAGACGTATTCAAATAGAACTGTCCTGGCCCCATCTTATATGACTGCCCACACCTGTTTGGACAAGGACGCCTTTTCCAGATTTATTAATAAGGAGTTCCCTGAATTTTATCCAGACTTGGGACCCGATATCTACCCGAAGATCAAAAAGCCAACAAGGGGATTCGGTTCCAAAGACATTTCCATAATAAAAAATAGACAAGAGGATATAAGAATTGATGGATATGTTTATCAAACGTATATTCAGGGAAAAGAGTATTCTATAGATTCTTATTTTGATCCCAAAAGCAGGTGGGTAGATTCTGTATGTAGAGAAAGAATCAGAGTGGGAAGCGGCGAAGTTATCACATCAAAAACTCAAAAGAACAGATATCTCATAGACCTCACCGCTGAAATAGGGGAAAAACTTGGTTTAGTGGGACCCAGCAATACTCAATGGATAGTTGAACATGTATCAGAGCAGCCATTCATAACGGAAGTAAATTCCAGATTTGGGGGAGGCTCTACATTTAGTATGGCGGTAGGGATGGATGTTATAAGTCTGATAGAACGGGATTATTTCGGGAAGAATTTTCCATATCTGCCTTTACAGTGGAAAGAAAACCAGTTACTAGAAAGAAGTTATAGAGACCACTATTTCGACTGTTCATTGGATAAATAAATGGACATAACCATTAAAACCCCCGCAGAGTTGATAGACAGTCTGATAACAACCAATCTAAAAATCTTTCATTACCATTAAAACCCCCGCAGAGTTGATAGACAGTCTGATAACAACCAATCTAAAAATCTTTCATTTTATGGAGATAGAGATTAATGAATCTTTATCAGAGCATGAACGATTCAAGGCAGGACAGGTAGTTATAAAACTGAATAGAAAGAGAAGTGATCTAATGGCAGGAATAAACAAATTATTGGGAATCGAAGATTACAATATTAAGACGTACTAGGAGAAACAATGTCACTGAGTTTAACTGTAGAATCTGCTAAAAAATATACTAACAATCATTATTTTTTAGAAACGGGAACTTATAAGGGAGGAGGAGTTAAAGTGGCCCTTCTTGCTGGATATGAAAACATAATCAGCATAGAAATAGATTCCAATCTATATAATATTACTCTATCTCAATATAAAAATAACGGTAAAGTTCACCTATATTTAGGAGATTCAGAGGTATTATTTCCAGAAATAATCTCAAAAATAAATGAACCCATAACATTTTGGTTGGATAGTCATATAGTTCCAGAGAACTTTTCCACCCCAAATGCATTGGGGATACGGCAACTTCCTCTTTTACAGGAACTGGACTTTATAAAAAATCATCCAATTAAAACTCATACTATCCTTATTGATGATAGAAGAATGATGGGCATAACACAATTACAATATCATCAGCAGCATGGTTTATGGATAACTCCAGAATGGGAAAGTGTAACTGAGGACATTGTAATGAAGCGACTATTTGATATAAATCCAGAATATAAAATAGAATATGAAGATACAGGCAATGCACCAAAAGATATAATAGTGGCTAGAATATAATGCCCGCCCCTTTTATTGGAATTGGTACTGGAAGATGTGGAACCCGGTCTCTAAAAGAAATCCTTAATCATTGTAAAAATGTTCAAGTAGTACATGAGGTATTTCTACAACCCTGGTATCCTCCAATTAATGCGGGTGTGTTACATAGCCAGATAGCCTTTTTGAATTCAGATAGAGATGAGTTCTTAAGAGGAGCGGTCTCTCTGACCAGTCTACATGTAGTAACTAAAATCAGAAGAGTAATTCCAGATTTAAAAGTGGTGCATATCTATAGAGACAGGGATGAAGTAGCCAATTCCTTTACGGTAAATCATCTCGGAGTTTCAAGGGCAATCTATGGCATGGAAGAGATGTCAATATCACAACAAAAAACTCATTGGAAGGCTAACCCCTGGATACACCCCCTTGCTGGAATGCCAGAGATTTTTCCAAAATTTGATGTTGATGATTGTATGGAGTCCTATAAAATGTATTGGGACCTATATATGGAAACAGCGTCACAAATAAAAGATATATATACTATCCATATGATGGATTTAAATAATGATAAGGAATTAAAATCTCTATTCGAATATTTAAGTATACATTTGAACGATAGATACTATCCAATACAAAGATTGTATAATAAGACCGAAGAAGATATAATAAATGCAGCAAAGGACATAATCGTTGCACAACCTAATACCAATCTATAAACCATATCTTCCCAAAAATAGTCTAAAGTATGCCCACGACGCCTTAGATTCTACTTGGATTTCATCAAAAGGACCCTACTTAGAAAGGGCTAGAAATGAATTAGCAAAATTTTGGAACACAGATTATATAGTTTTTACAAATAGCGGAACAGCGGCCAATCATATTATGGCCCGCATTATGAGATTAAAGTACGAATGGAGAAGAAATATAATCTGTCCTAATAATGTATATGTAGCCGCTTGGAATCCATTTATAGAAGAAGATTTTCAGCTATGGCCTAAAGATGCTGATATAGAATCATGGAATATAGACCTTACTGGATATAAACCACATAGAACACATATACTTCTAATGGTTCATAATTTAGGAAATATAATAGATATTCCAAGACTGAAAAAACAGTATCCTGACGTTCCAGTTATAGAGGACAACTGTGAGGGATTTCTAGGTGCATATCAGGGCATGGAAAGTGGCACCGCATCCGAGTGTTTTACTGTTTCTTTTTATGGAAATAAAAATGTTACCAGTGGAGAGGGTGGAGCATTTATAACCTATGATAAAGATGCATATGAGTACGCCTCTAAATTTTATGGACAAGGACAGTCGGGACTACAGTATATACACCATATGCCAGGCCATAACTATAGAATGACAAATGTAGAGGCCGCTATCTTATTAGGGCAATTAGAGTATAAAGATTATATATGGGAAAAGAAGGATGATATATTTAGTTATTATAGAAGTAATCTTGAGGAAGAAAAGTTAATACCACAATATGAGGAGGCGTACTCTACTCATTCTCGTTGGATGTTCGGAATACGCTTAGTTGGAAACCGTGTTTATGGGGATATAAAGAGATTTATGGATTTCAATGGAATAGAAGTCAGGCCCATGTTTTATCCGATAAGTTATCATAGACATTTGAACTATCAAAATAATTCTCTAGTCGGTAGAGGAACTGAGACTGTAGCAAAGAAGCTTTCAAAGGAAGTAGTATTACTACCTAGTTATCCAGAGATAACTAGAGAAGAACAAGACTACGTTATACAAAAGGTTAGAGAATATGCTAAAAGCCGTCATATTCTATAATTATTACGGACACGGACACGGGGATTTATTTACATCCAGAGAATTCGTAAAAGATTATATGAATAAACTAGATGCCGAAAGTTTCTACTATGCTCATTTAAGAAATCCCCGCATATTGAAGGACATAGATAAACTTGAATATATGAAACCCGACAGTAACATGAGAAATGATAAGGCATGGGCTTTGCAGAATAACATACTTTATATAAACACCTGGATAGGTAGGGATTCTAAATATGTTCTACCAGGGATAGGTTGTACAGTAGAGCAGTTTCAAAAGATGCACAATGATATAGCACATGAACTGGACATCTCGCTTTTTAATAAACATCTTATAGACTATATCCCTAGCATAGATTATGGTAAACATGAGATAGAGCCTACTAAATTTTTTATACAAAATTCTACAGATAAAAAGATATTAATTTGTAACGAACATGTTCAATCGAGCCAGGCCGAGAATTTCGATTTCAAAGACGCAATAGAAATAGTAGCAAACTATCATAAGGATAAGTTGATATTTGTAACCAAAGAGATAGATACCTCCTTAGAAAATATAATTCATACATCAGATGTAACCCTTACAGGCGATGGATTTGACTTGAATGAAGTTTCTTATCTTAGCCTCTTTTGCGATGTAATAATAGGAAGATGTTCCGGTGCTCATGTTCACACTATGGTTAGAGAAAATTGTATGAATGAGAGGAAGATAAATCTATCCTTTACATATGGAGTACAGGGAGGACACTTCGTAAGAACTACTCCTATAAAGGTGAAAAAGGTTTGGAGTGGGGCCACAGATACCAAATACGTAGCTGAAACCATGCTGAGTGTAATTGATTATGCTTACTAAATTGGGAATGGTAACATTTGGTAATATTGAATTTACTAAACTGGCAATTAGGTCGATTCTAGAAACGTCTAAAAGAATCGGGATCAGGGATATTATCTTAGTAGTAGGAAAGCCCGGAGATACACAAACAGTAGATTTTGCTAATCAATCCGGTATACCATATATAACCCATACTAGAAATTATGGATTCCCGTATAGTTTAAACGACATATATGATTTTTGTTGGAAAGATTCAATTACCGACAATATTATTATTATGGGAAACGATGTGATTGCCTATCCATTTGCCATAGATTCATTAATAAAAGTGGCAGAGATGGGAAAATATGAGTGGATATGTTCTAAAGAGGTTAGTGCAAAGTCGCTGGTCAAGGCGTTTCCAAGTGCAGCTAGATATTTTCAAGGGCCAGAAATGAGATTCAGTGCCTTCAATGAAAGACCGTGGGAAGTCTTTGATAGATATTCAGAGAATATAATTTTAGACGAAGCCGGTCTAAGTGATGTTCACAATCTGGCCCTATTTAATAGATCGGTTTTTGATAAGATAGGGTATATAGACGTGAATTTTTATCCAGCATATTATAGCGACAACGATTATGCCAGGAGAGCTGTACACGCTAAAATTAATTCTTGTACTTTATCAAATTCACTTTATTTTCATTTCTGGAGCAGAACAATACATCAGGGACATGGAGGGTCTACTAATAAGCATTTCGGTAGAAACGCAGACTTCTACAAAAAGAAGTGGGGAGGGGGATTTGGCAGCGAAGCGTGGACATTGCCCTTCAACGGCGAACCTATTAAATTAGCTGGAGTAACCCTAGAGCCATCCATAAAAATAGATAGTAGAGATGGGGATGTTCCTTTAACAGAGTATTGGAGAAACATGTAAAATGGCGTTAATAGAAAGACTAGAACGGGATGAATTGATACTATATGAAATTGTAAGACATCCTATATTATTCGGGGAGTTTTATAGAACTCTTGATATTCCTGAATGGAGCGACGACCGATTTGATTATTCTCAATATCAAAAAGAGTATTTAGCAGATTTCAATCACTATGCATCCCTTTGTTGTGGTCGATCAGTAGGAAAAACATGGTCGCTTACAGATTATATTCTCTGGCTATTAGTAAACAATCTATTTCCTAATGATTATATACTATATACCGTTCCTAATAAGGTCCATTTGGAACCCGTATTTCAAAATATTACAAGATCATTAAGAAATAACTATTTACTGTCAGAATTTATAGAACCAACTAAGGGTATAAATAGTTCAAACTTCTCTATTAAACTTCTAAATTCATCGCAATTACTATGTAGAATTGCGGGAACCAGTGGTACTGGTGCCAATGTAGTTGGTATTCACAGCCCAATCGTCATAGTGGACGAGGCTGGTTATTATCCTTGGGGAACCTGGACAGAATTACAGCCCGTTTTAAATACATGGCAAAGCGGGTTCAAATTATTTGTGTCAGGGGTACCTACGGGTCTGAGGGAAAACAATGTTCTATACTATGCTGATGAGATAGACGACGGTTTTTCACATCATAGAACGGCTGCCCATCAAAATCCTAGATACTCCCCTAGTGATGAGGAGAACAATCTAAAGAAATATGGGGGAGTAGATGGGGAGGATTACGTACATTTTGTTCTTGGTAGACACGGTTCTCCTACATATGCAGTATTCGATAGGAGACTAATGGAGATAAAAACCTATCCTACTTATAAAATAAAACTCTCAGGAATTGATAATAAAAACATGTCAGAAATGATAAATAAGTTGGCATTACTGCCAATTTTGCCAGAAAATGATATAATAATCCTGGGAATCGACTTAGGATACACAGAAGCAACCGCTATTATGGTATTATATGAGAAGAACGGACAGATATATGAACACGCAAGAATAAACCTAATAAAAGTACCATATCCTATTCAGGAAAAATTAATAGATTTTCTGGATAGCAAATTGAATCCAGCAATGATAGGGATAGACGCTGGAGGTCCCGGTAAACCGCTAGTTCAACAACTACTTTTGGGCGATAATTATCTACACAAACAGTATGATAAAAGACTCGTTCCAGTGGATTTCGGAAGCTGGATCAGTCTAGGTCAGGATGCAGACAATGAGGAAATAAAGGTAAAGGTAAAACCCTATAGCATAACCCTTTTACAAGAGTATACAAATTCTCACAAGATAATCTATTCCTCTACAGATATGGATTTGGTAGTTGAGTTAGAGAGAATGACGTATACTAAGAATCCTAGTGGAGACGTTGTATATAGAACTCTAACTCCCGGCGGAGGGCAGAGGGGTGAAGATCACAATACATCTGCTATGCTATGTGCTGTAATGGCTTATTTTACCAAGATGGAACATAGACTGTTTACTAAACCTAAAAAGCCGCTTATGAAAGCTAGATGGGTAGTCAGAGGAATGTAATATGGTAACAAAAACAGATCAAAATAAAGAGGCCAATGCAGTAGTTAGATTGGCAAAGCCGAGAGTAGCAGAGGCCACAATTCAGGTTTTTCAGCCCGTTACAAATACTAGGGATGATACCTTTGGTCCTGTTACTGTAGATAAACTATTCTTTGATAAACAAAGCAAGTATTGTGACGTAATAAAAGAATGTAGATTCTATTATAGACATGACCCTTTAGCAGCCACTGTTATAAATAAGGTAGTAGACATCGCTATTAATGAATTAGTTGTAACATTAGATAAAACAGTAAGTGTAACAGAAAAGTCAATATTTGAAGCGGTGGCTAAAGATGTTGCTCCTTTTATGAGAAAGGCGGCACTGGAATATCTGATTACGGGTCTCGTAGTACCCGAAATCAGTCTTACAAGAGTTAGAATTACGGATTTAAGAAATAAGGGAATCAAGAGATTGAACTCCCTTCTATACCCTACGAGTATGTGGGTAAGAGATTCGGCCAATATAGAGATCAATAGGCCCCTGTTGTCTGATAAGGAATCATATTTTATAAAGATAGATGATGAAACTGCCTACTTTATACAGAATGAAGGTGAGTATGTTGATGGCACCGCCGATAGGGAACTATATCTAGAAATAGTCAAATTATATCCAGAGTTTGTACAATTAATTAAGGAAGGAGAAACAAAAGTTAGACTGGACAATCCTTTGATAGTCAAGGGAAATTCGTTAGAGGATTCTTCATATCCAATTCCATATTTGACCCCGGCACTGGAGTCACTGAAGCACAAGAGGAATCTTAGAAGAATGGATTATGCACTGGCCGCAAGAGTCATTAGTGCCATAATGCAGGTTAAAGTTGGAAGTGATGAGTTTCCGTTGACAGAGGACCAGGAAGATATCTTAACTGATCTTGAACAACAACTTCAGTGGCAACGAAATAATGATACCAGCCCATTAGAAAGAATCTTTGCATTATTCACAAATCACACTGTATCAATAGAATGGATTTTTCCTGATGTAAATCCTCTTCTAAACAGTGATAAATATGAATCAGTTAATCAGGACATTATGGTTGCACTGGGTTTTCCAAGGATATTGATAACTGGAGAGACTGAAAGATCATTTGCATCCGATCCACAAATAGCTACAATTTCTCCTCTTCATACCATGGAAAGATTGAGAGACGCACTGTTACCAATCGTAAATCAGATATTTATTGAAATGAAGAGTAGGAATCAAATCATAGCTACTCTTCCTAAAGTTTCTTGGAAGCCTATAAATCTAATGAGTATGCAGCTATTCTTCGAGGGATTGAAAGAATTATACGAAAGTGGTAACTTGTCTAGAACGTCATATGATGAAGCATATGGATATAATTTAAATACAGAACTAGAAAAAAGAGTAGAAGAAAACCAGACGTTAGATGATTTGGAGTTAGACCCAGTGGCTCCATCTAATAAACCAGGGGCAAATCAGCCCGGTGGAGAACAGCCGGGTAGACCAGCCCAACCTCCAGAGGAATAAGCTATGCCAGCAGAATTTGAAAACTGTGTAAGAAGCGAAATGGAAAATGGTGGTAAATCAAAAGACGATGCACAGCGAATCTGTGCCATTAGCTTTATAAAGAGACATGGTATGTCTCCAAATAAAGCAAAAGAAAGAGGCATGGCCGAGGTAGACCTGTGGACCATGCCATTGAAAGACTTATTGATGGCTATTTTTTCTCATAATTCTGGAGAAGAAACACCATAAGAACCCCCTATTATACCCCCTTACGCATAATTTAATGATGGAAACCTACATATTTTATGAATTATGCTATAATAAGAGAGAATGATATGAACAAAATTTCTACTTTTAGTGTCAATGATATTCAACTGATGTTGAATACTGATGAAAGAAAGATACTTGAGGCGTTGGCCGCAGTATCATTAAACCCCAACGTTACATGGATAAAATTCACATTATTGGACGATAAACCAAATCTTAATAGACAAAGGGTTCCAAAAGAGGAGTTCGCAAACGTATTAAAGACAGGTTTATATATGCCAATAAAGATGGCTCTTGGTGAAATAAGTGAAGGCCACCAGGAAACCTTCCCCCTAGGCGTCATAACACATCTCCTAGAAAGAGATGATAAGATCGAGGCTCTAGCCGCACTATGGTTGAGAGAAAGAGGAGAAGATGTTGAACTCCTAAAAGAAAAATTTGCAGAAGAAAAGGATATTAATTTTTCTTGGGAAATAACCTTTTCAGAAGAAAAACAGCAAGAGGGTTTTGTAGATTTATTGGGAGTTTCGGTGAATGCTGCAACAATAGTAGGAATGCCCGCATATTTAGGTAGAACGAGTGTACAAGCACTCGCATCTATCAAAGAGACTATACAAGCATCTTTGGAGGACGAAGATATCATGGATACAATTTCTACAGTAGAGCATGAGAGGGGTCTGTTGGAACTAAGACAGGAACTTAATACTGCTCACGAAGCAAAATTGAATGAAGTAAAAGCTAAATATGATGAATTAAAGACAGAGCATGGAACTCTTTCTTCAGAGTTACAAACACTAAAGGCTGAGGCAACTCAGCTTAGAGAGTTTAAGTCAGAAATAGATACCGAGAAAGAAAGAGTAAGAAAGCTCGCAGAAATCAAGGAAAAGTTCGCTACTGCAAAGATTGAAGTAGAAGATGGCTATTTTGAAGCTAAGGCCGAAATACTTCTTGCTATGTCTGATGCACAGCTAGACTTTTTCCTACAGGAACTTTCAGCTTTCAAACCGGAAGCAGTTGCCAGCGTAAGACTTGGTACTACAAACGCTCCAGCAATTCGTGGAAAGTCGGAAGAAGAGGTTGGCAAGAAAGAAGTTCTGGAATTTCTAACTAATCTGGACAAGAAATAACTTGGAGGATTTTCTACCATGGAAATCAGAAAGTATACCGATATAGTTGGTGTAGTAGTAACAGAAGATATTGTAGAGGGCCGCATGGTTCTTCTAACAACCAATACTCCTGGTGACTATGATTTTGGAAGTCGTAGTGATCTGCCTGGAGTAAAGTTGCCGGACACTGAGGCCGAGGCTAATAAAGCCAAGTTTTGCGTAACTTGGACAGTAAATAACGCCACAGCAACGGGACCAGTGAAGCTGTTTGTTCCACAGCCTTCATTCGAGTGGGCCCTACGCCATGGTGGATGGGATCAGGCTGCTAATGTTCCATTTTCAGCTACGGTTCATTTGACATGGCCTGGAAATCGTGATAGCGTAGCTATTCCATCAGGTTTTCAAGCACTTGCATTTGATCGCGGTGTATTCCGTGTTCCATCAGGCCAGTATATTTATTCAGCCGCATTACAGACCCCGGGAGCAGATTTATCAGTTGCTAATGCTGGAGACGACACAGCAGCAGAAGCAGGAAAGCTACAGGAAGCAAGTGGTAGCGAAACAGTTGTGGCTGTTGTAGAGCACTACAATAGTACAGACGGATCATTGACATTCAGGACTCTATAAGATTATTTGAGGATAATAACATGTCAAAGTTAGATGAAAAGAAAGTATACGAAGCACTATCTTCATTAATGAAGAATCCGCATGAACGTGCGGCTCTTGCTGAAATAATTGTAGAATTTGTTCAGCCAAATCATTTGGCAAATCAGTTCATCGGTGATATTCTTAGCACCCGTGCGCTAAAGCCAGGAGATTCTCTTGTAAAGAAATTGCGTAAGGGAATCGAGGTTCGTACTTTAGTTCCTGGTTCAGTACATTTGTCAAGTGAAATCACTGTTTCAGAACGTATGAACTATGTTCTAGACGGTGCCGATGTAAAGGTTACTTATAACCTTTGGGAACTTGAGAGCGGAGAAATTGGAACCGTTCAAGAAATCCGTCGTGAAATGGCAGCAAAACTACGTGATTACTATGTAAATAAAGTATTCACAGCCCTATCTACAGTTTGGTCAGCAGTTAATACTCCTAGTAACTTTACATCAGTAGGTGGTACTATTACGGCTTCCGCACTAGAAGATGCCATCAATCAGGTTAATAACACCGTTGGATCAGCAAAGGCAATTCTTGGTGTTCGTGCCGCAGTTACCCCTATTACTAAGTTCGGAGCTTTTTGGACTGATGGTACCAACGTAGAGGGGTCACAGACAGCCGTAGACGAAATTCGTGAAAGAGGCCGTCTAGGTAAGTACTATGGAGTACCTATTATCACATTAGATCAGGTTTACAACAACCCCGAGGAATACACAGCCCTACTACCGGAGGATAAGGTTCTGGTAGTTGGTGAAAATGTTGGCGAATTTATTACCTACGGTGATGTTCGTCAGAAGCAGTGGGAGGATATGAATCCAACTCCTCCTCAGTGGTTCCTAGAAATCTATCAGCAATTTGGTATGATTATAGACAATGCTCAGGGTATTTATGTCTTGGGTGGTCTTTCATAGTTGAAGTTATTTTATTAATTGGCAAAAGAGGAGAGGCGGGAATGATCTCTCCTCTCCTCTTTTGATTATCCTACATGGAAGGATACAATGAATTTCAGTAAAAACAAAGACTCCTCATTTACAATTTAATGTAAGGGTAATGAGGGGTTTTGTTTGTATACACAAAATCATAAGGAGAATATATAATGACAGAAAAGGTAGTAGATAGAAGGCTAGTGGACGCCATGAAAGCGGGAACTCCACTAAAGAGGTATAAGAAAACTATTCTTGGCAAGGTATATGTAACAGCACTAAATCCATTTTCAGATGAACCAGAAGGTATCATTCTACAAGGAAATCCAGCCAATCCTGATGAATTAGACGAACAGGTTGTAGAGATTTGGGATGAACGTCAGGATTTGTTCTTCAGAAAAATCAATAAGAAACACTTTGAGGCAGGAAGGCTAATTGAATTAGCAAAGGTATTTGAGGAACCAAGGTCCCCTAACGAAGTCAGCGATGAGGAGTTAGATCGAATCTTGGGCCTAAGATTTTTGGCCTTCAAGAACAGAATTGAAAAGTTTACGGAAGAGGCTCCTTTATTTAGATTGATAAATAGAGCAAGAGATGTTGATAAATCAGAAAAGATTGTTAAACATCTAGAAGAAACTCTTTCCAAAGTTCAATATAAACAACCAACAGCCGGAGGCTAATAATGCCTTTAACAAACAACCAACAGCCGGAGGCTAATAATGCCTTTAACAACCACCGTAGATTTCTTAATACCTAGACTTAGACTACATTTGGGAGATACTAATACGTCTAGTTATAGGTACTTAGACGAGTGGCTACGGCTGGCTTTGGTGACATCCATAGAATCCTTGCAGATGTGGTGGAACTATAAATATTTATTATTGGATAATGACGACGTATATAGGAACACCGCTATAGTAAGGTTT